GACCTGGAGAGAGATGGAAAGGATGAACGCGTCCAGAAGGGTGGAGATGGGCTTGAGGACGGAGATGTGCTTGGAAAGAGAGCGGTTCCAAACGAGACGAAGGATGAAGGTGCTGATGAGAATGTTGAGCACGAAGATGAGAATCTCGGTGATCATCTCGGAGCGAGACTTAGACTTGGTAACCTCGTGAAGCATTTATTACATACGGATATTTTTTTCTAGGTACACTACAAATGAAACCCCTTCCCCTGAGTGGTTCGGAAAATAGGTTCACAAACAGGCGATGGGGGAGTCCGAAGGGGATCGGGAATAATAACTGTTACGCCTATGCTGTGGGAGACTATGAGTCATATAGGTGGCAAAAGTCTATTCCTGGCGATCGTTCCGGTCTTTCTAATAGTCACCACACATATACACATTGTAAGGGACTTCCTGGGCGCGTTATTTCGGATAACCCCAAGAAGGTCTATAGAGCGAACGGTAACGATAAATGTAAGAAGGGATATTTCAAGGTCATGATGTTTGTTTCTCCTGGACGACCACTCAATTATATTCGTCAGGGAGACTTCCACTTTTACAAGCAACATGGCGTCGTTGAATATAAAATCAAGCCTGGTGATACTATTAAGTCTGTGGCAAGTTTCTTTAAGATCCCTGAATACAGGGTTAAGAAGGCTGGTCCATTCAAGGTTGGAAAACGTATAGTTTTCAAGGCTAATGTTTTTAGTCACAAGCGTGGCTGGGCCACTGGACCCCTCTTAGGTGATGCGAATGGTAAGGTGATTAAGGATCCTCGTACTGCGTCTAGGAAGTATAAAGAATTAGACTACGATAAGTACTGCTCAGCTTTCTGCGTCAAGGACAGAGGAATCAAAGTCGGCAAGGGCTATCCCAAGGTCTGATAGGATACTGTTTAAATCTAGAACATCATCTGCGTCAAATGATATGTCAAACATATCCAAAACATTTAGCATAGACTCTTCGTTTAATGAGACGACATTAGAAACTTGTGTGTAATTATTATGAATCGTGACTTCCACTTTAAACTGTGAAACGTCAAATACTCTTCTACACGTTGGGCAGGTGTTCTTACCTTGGGCTTTCCATCTCTCTAGACAGTGGGAATGAAATACATGTCCGCAACGAATCGGAGGATTGTTCCTCGTTGACTTGACTTCATTGAGGCATATAGCACATGTCGACATTCTAGAGTATGGTGTTAAAGTTTTTCCTGTGATTTAGCTCAGTTAGTAGATCTTGGAGGCATCCACGAGAGGCTTGTCACAGCTATTGCATTTGTCATTCTTACCCTGTTGATCTTGGATCTGGGAAAGGAGTTCGGGTCCTTGCTTTTGAAGGAGCTGCCTGTAAGAATAGTTGTCCTCAAAAGGAATGCTATTCTGCTTCATCACATAGTTGTTGAAAAGTTGGGCTGAAGTATTGATAGTGAAACAACGTCCGTCGGCCATACCAAGTCGCTGCGACATTTTTAATTACTATTATATCAGAAATTAATTTGTCTGTTCGTGATCGTTTTTACCCAAGAGTTGAATCCCTTTTCTTTCAAATGATGGATAAGAGGTTCACATTTGTATCCCAAGAAAACATCAAACACATCAGTGTCCTCTGTTCGTGAAACACGAATTTCGGGATTCTCATTGATGTGTTGGTTAATGATATTGTAAGCAAAAGCAATCTCTTTGAGAGTCTCTGCTCCGGTGATAATAATCTTTCCCGTGCTAAAGATGCTGCATGTGATCTCCTTCATCTCATGGGCTGGCTTGAACTTGATTTTCACGGCTGAATAGCGATCTGGTTCGAAGGAGACTTTGAAGATGTCACTGTAGCTTTCGAACCAATCAGCTACCTTCATGAGGTTGATGTTGTAGTTGAGAGAGAAGTTGCTGTTGATCATGACGACTCTGAAAGAGTCAACTGGAACTTTGATTTCCAGATTCAAAAAGACCTTGAAGATGTGAATAAGCTGGGTAATGATACGCTTGCAATCAAATAGATCACAGCATCCAGCAACCTGGATAGAGCCATTGGGGAAAACTTTGACAGACTTAGTGCTATAGGAATCATGATAGGTCAGTGTAACTTGGTTGTAAAATGTTGTTGGTTTCAGCTTCCACTCAAAACCACCATTGGTGCTTCCATCAGTGCCACAACGCTTCATCTTGTATGTGCCAATGGCTTCAAAGACTTTGCGAAGACGCTTGATGTCAATATTTTGAACGAAGTTGGAAACCATTGTGATTGTTGTAATCTTTATCCACGAAGGTCTTATGTCTTCGGGTAGGCCTTTCCTAAACTCATCAATAGTGAGGAGATAGGAAAATGAGTTGTTTGCGATAGTAGAGTACATTTGTCCATAAAATAAAGAACACTTAGAGTGCAACTTAGGTGTTTAAAGAATATATTCTTTATGTGAGTAGATGAGTTCTTTCTTTAAATGTGCAAAAGTTGTACATGACGTTGAATCTGATCTCACTTACGTGGAAATTGTTTACGATTCTTACATTCGTGGAAAGGGGTACCAAACATTCACGGACTACATGAATACAGAGCCATTGGCTGATTGGCAGGTATTCGAGTCTAAGAAACATTCGATCCCCTATCTCAAATTTTTGGACATAATGGTTTCTAAAACCATTGAGGTTAGACAGAGAATGGCTGAACTACTCCTAGATGAGATTCTCTCGACTAAGCGTGATTTGAATACATACATCCGTCTCACACATGCTACTAAAATTCTAGATCCCAGCTTCCAGCCACCCATTATAAATATGAAAAGTGCTTGGCAGAGAGATTTCATTACTAAATTCTGTAAAAAGCATCTACACCATTCTATTGAGGAATGTGTCAAACTAGATCGTTTAGAGTACTTCTTCAACGTCTTACAACTGATACAACAAGAGCTATAAAGAGCGCGATAAGGAAGATACCAAAGTAAGGAATTCTTTCCTCCTTCGCAATACCAACCTTAACCTTTTCATCTGGGCCACAAGTAAATCCCGTGTCAATGTTTCTTCTAGGATGAATGTTGGTGAACACAGCGGATGGCTTCTCGGCAGTCTCACATAATGCGTAGCTGCAATATACGCTCTCATCGGCGCCAACTATACCCTCTCCTGCGGGAGTCTTAGAAAAGTTATCAAAACCCCCAGTCTGTCTTACACTCCCTGGAAGGGAGAAATCATGTTTGACAAATGGGTTGACGTCATTAATAGCATCTTCGTCATTGAGCATAATCTTACTCATAATTACTATTACTTCAGATTATATTTTTTGTCGTTCATTTTAAAACGATGTTCTTCCCACATTTGGTCTAGATCGACATTTAACATATGTGCGAGTTGAAAGAGGTAACTAAAAACATCCCCCATTTCCATCATCACATCTGTACCACGATCTTTCTTAAGATTCGTCTTTTTGTACATCTTTTTGTATTGCCGAATTGCTGATGCGAGTTCGCCGACCTCCTCAGATAGGAGGAGCCATACAGTATCTATGGGTGCGCGATCCCATCCCTTTGATTTACAAACCTTTTCGGTTTCATTTTTGTAATAGTTAAGACTCATACTTAATTCTTCCTAACCGCGTAACTTTAATATGGTTAACTCATAATCCAATTTTCTTGTTATAAGGGAGCTTCTTTCCGACGGTGCTCGTGTTAATAGGTTGATCAAGAAGGGTCCTTGTAGTGTCAATGTCACTTACATAGGCGATGTATTGGCTGACCCCGGTTTGAATTTGGGATAAAGCAGTCTCGATGACACGGGAGTTCATAGCCTTGACTTGCTTATTGACCTCTTTGTGATGGTTGCCAGAGTTGTTGATGAAGACGACACGCATGATACCGTAAAGATCATCAGGGTTTTGGTAATCTATAGATATACCAGTACGATCCTTAAAGGCCTGACGAATAGCCTTCTGAAGAAGATTTTTGTTGAATTCAGAAAAGAAAAGTCCGTTCAATGGAGTCTCACACTGTTTCATAGAATTCAGGTGAAGATTACTCATTTAATATACACCCCGAAAAAAATTGTCTGTAGATATTAAATGCTGAACTACTCGGACTTTGATGAGGCTTATGCCAAGGGTCCCAATTCTGTTGACACTATTAAATGCAGTGCTCCCTCCTGCTTTGTTGGTTCGTATCCCCCCGTCGCCAAGCCTGGTGAGACCGGTCCCTTCTTTGTGAATACCTACCTTCTCCAGCCCGATCGTCGCATGGAGACCCTCGGAACGGCTACCGTCCGAAGTGGGGATTTACCTTTGAGAAAGAAGTAAGTTAAAAATAAAATTAGAACATTAGGTATATGAGGGTAATTAAACGCTCAGGTCGTATTGAGGATATGAAATTTGATAATGTCACCAATAGGATCAAGAACTTAACGTATGGACTTTCTGAGAACTGCGATTCTTCCAAGGTTGCGCAACAGGTCTTCTCATCCATGTATGATATGATCAGTGCTCAAGAAATAGATACACTCTCTGCCGAAATTTGTATTGGAATGATTACATCTGACCCAGACTACGAGATTTTGGCCACTCGTATTGTGGCGAGTAATATTCAAAAGGTATGTCCCAACAACTTCCATCTCGCTATGAGGAAACTTTTAAAAGCGGGTATAATTACCGAAGAGGTTTCAGAAGTTGCTTTCAAGGTTAAGGACTCTATTAAGAGTGATAGGGACTTTGATTTTGGGTATTTTGGTATCAAGACTCTCGAGAAGAGTTACCTTCAACGCGTTGATGGACGATTGGTGGAGACTCCACAGTATATGTTTATGCGTGTAGCCATCGGCATTCACGGTAAGGATATTCCAGCTGTGATTGAGACTTATGATAAAATGAGTCAAGGTATGTTTATTCACGCCACTCCAACCCTTTTCAATGCGGGTACTCCAAGGCCTCAGATGTCCAGTTGTTTCCTAATTGCAAACAAAGAGGACTCTATTAATGGGATTTATGGTACACTGACAGAGTGTGCGCAGATTTCAAAATGGGCAGGGGGTATCGGTCTTCATATCCACGATATAAGAGCTAATAAGGCGAAGATTCGCGGAACTAACGGACAATCCGATGGTATCATTCCAATGCTGCGAGTTTTCAATGCCACAGCTAGGTA